GAGCAGCGCCGATGATGCGCCGGCATCCCGTCAGCGCCCGACCCGCCGCGGCGGATTCGTGAACAAGTGGAAGCCATGACGATACCCGAGAACGAGCCCGAATTCTTCATCGCCGGTGATACGGTCAAGTGGCGAAAGTCCCTGCCGGAATACCGCCCAGACGCTGGATGGACGCTGCGCTATGACTTCGTGAAGGACGGCAGCAAGCACTCGGTGACGGCGACTGATCAAGCCAGCGTAACCGATGGCACGGAACGCTACACCGTGGCCACCGGGCGCATCGAGGTCAAGCCGGATTTCGTGGCCGTGCAGAACGGCTATGACGCGCGCAGTCATGTGCGCAAGGTGCTGGACGCACTGGAAGCCACCATTCTCGGCAAGGCCAGCAAGGACCAGATGAGCTACACCATCGCCGGGCGCTCCCTGGCACGAATGTCGCCCGGCGAGCTGCTGAAGTGGAAGAACCACTACGAAACGCTGTACCGGCAGGAAGTTGCGGCCGAAAAGCTGGCCAATGGTGAGCAGCCGGCAGGCCGGATCATGGTGCGCTTCTGATGCAACGGCAGGCGCTGCTCGAGCGACTGGTAAACGCCGGCGTGATGACTGCCGGTGAAGCGGTGCGCGCTGCCGAATCTGGCCTGCGGCCGTCGGCCATGCCGACGCGGCGCAGCTTCGACAGCGCGCAGGTGTCGCTGCTCACGTCCAGCTGGACGACGGTGACGAAACCCATCGATGCCGACATCCGCAACAGTCTGCGCCGCCTGCGGGCCCGCTCACGGCACGAAGCGCAGAACAACGACTACGTGCGCAGGTTCCTTGGCCTGGTGAAGACCAACGTGGTCGGCCCGAACGGGATTGTGATGCAGCCGCGCATCATCGATCCGGCCGGCCAACCGGATCCGGTGGCGGGTGACGCCATCCTCGAGGCCTGGAAGGAGTGGGGTCGCAAGGGTTCGCCCGACGTTACCGGCCGACTCAGCTGGAAGATGATCCAGCGGCAGTTCATCGAAACGCTCGCGCGTGATGGTGAGGTGTTGATCCGTAAGTACCGCAAATGGTCCGGAAACCGGTTCCGCTTCGCATTGCAATTCCTGGATCCGGAGGTGCTCGACGTCAATCTGAACCGCGAGCTGCGCAATGGCAACGTGGTGCGCATGGGTGTGGAGATGAATGCGCTGCGCCGGCCGGTGGCCTATCACGTCGCAGTCAGCAAGCCCGCGGCGCATGGCGATGACTATGTTTTCAACGGTCGGCGCTACGAGCGGATCCCGGCCACCGAGATCATCCACGAGTATCTGCCTGAATGGGTCTGGCAGACCCGCGGCGTTCCGTGGGTGACCTGCCGACGACGAGCAGGCTGGCACGTTCATCCAGGACTTCGATTCTGGAACGGTGGAGATCAGCCCTGAAGGCTACCGGCTCAATCTCATCGATCCGCAACACCCGAACAGCGCCTACAAGGACTTCGTGAAGACCTGCCTGCGCGGTATCGCTTCGGGGTTAGGCGTCAACTACAACTCGCTGGCGAACGACCTCGAGGGTGTCAACTACAACAGCCTGCGCAAGGGCGCGCTTGACGAGCGCGACGTGTGGATGATGCTGCAGGACTGGATGGTCGAGGCCTTTTGCCGACCGGTCTACGAGGACTGGCTCGACCGCGTGCTCATGCAGGGCGAAATTACCATCGCCGGCAAGCCGCTGAAACTCGAACGGCGCGAGAACTACCTGCGCGTGCTGTGGCAGCCTCGCCGGTGGCAATGGGTGGATCCATTGAAGGAACTCAACGCGCACAAGGTGGCGCTGGATCAGAAGCTGCGCAGCCCGCAGTCCATCATCCGCGAAATGGGCTACGACCCGCAGACGGTCCTCGAAGAATGGACGGAGTGGCAGCAGCAGCTGGATGCCCTTGGGCTGACCATGGTAACCGACGGCGGCACCCCGATGACCGCCCAGGAGAACGCGAATGAGTAACAGCAAGATTGATCGCATCAAGGCCAAATCCCTCGAGCGCATGGCGCTCTTCGAGCGCGAGAACATCGACATGGATAAGCGCACCGTGTCGATCGCCTTCTCGTCCGAAGAGCCGGTCGAGCGCTGGTTTGGCACCGAAATCCTGGACCACTCGCCGAACAGCGTCAGGCTTGGCCGCCTGCGCGACGGCGGGCCGGTTCTGGTGGGCCATGACTCCCGTGACCACGTGGGTGTCATCGAGTCCGTCTCCATCGACCAGGACCGCCGGGGGCGGGCCCTGGTGCGCTTTGGCAAGAGCGCACGCGCCGAGGAGATCTTCCAAGACGTGGTGGACGGCATCCGCCGATCCGTGTCCGTCGGCTATCGCATCCATGAAGCGGTGCTCGAGAAGACCAGCGACAGTGGTGACACCTATCGGGTAACCGACTGGGAACCCTACGAGGTCTCCATCGTCTCGGTGCCCGCCGATGCCACTGTCGGTGTTGGTCGATCGGACGACGACATTGGCGGTAGCCAGAACGAAACCCTGCAACGAGAGGAACATCCCATGCCTGACAAAGACAAGCAGACGCCCCCGAGCGCAGAGGATCGCCAGGATCCCGCGGTCAACGTGGAAGAAGTGCGCGCCAAAGCGCGTGAGGAGGAAAAGGCCCGCATCCGCTACATCGAGCAGGTCGGCCAGAAGTACGACCAGCCCGAGCTGGCGCGCCAGTTCATCGAGAACGGCCGCAGCATGGAGGAATTCAATGCCGCGCTCCTCGAGCGCATCGGCAAATCGGAAGACCAGGTCAGCACACCGGTCGAGGTGGACATGAGCGACGCGGAGCACCGCGAGTTCTCCATCGTCCGTGCGCTGAATGCGTCCGTCACCGGTGACTGGTCGTCCGCCGGCCTGGAGCGGGAGGTTTCCCGGGAAATCGCCAAGCAGCTCGGCCGCGACACCGAAGGCGTCTTCAACGGCCGGCGGCAACACCGTGTTCGACGAGCCGGGCGATTTGATCGAGCTGCTGCGCAACCGCATGATGGTCCGCCGCCTCGGCGCCCGCGTGCTCTCCGACCTGCAGGGCGACATGCCGTTCCCGCGCCAGACCGCGTCGGCCACGCTCTACTGGACCGGCGAGAACCCGGGATCCGATGTGACCTACTCGGAAGCCACGTTCGACCAGCCTCGCCTGCAGCCGAAGACCGCCCAGGCCACCACGGCCTACAGCCGCCAGCTGCTGGCCCAGTCCTCGCTGGACATCGAGAACTTCGTCCGTGACGACCTGCTGGCCATCAACGCCCTGGGCCTCGACCTGGCCGCCATCAATGGCTCCGGCGCCGCCAACCAGCCGCTGGGCATCATCAACACCACCGGCATCGGGGTCGTGGCCATCGGCACCGACGGCGGCGCGCCGACCTGGGACCACATCACCCGCGCGGGAAGCTCAAGCGCACCGAGAAGGCCACCGGCACGGCACAGTTCGTGTGGGGCGATCGCATGGGTGGCGAGGCCGGCTTCGGCGAGCTGAACGGCTACAGCGCGGCCGTCTCCAACCAGGTGCCCAGCAATCTGACCAAGGGTGTCAACAACGACTGCTCGGCCATCCTCTTCGGCAACTGGAACGACCTGCTCATCGGTGAGTGGGGCGTGATCGAGCTGATCACCGATCCGTATGCCGGCCATCCTCGCTGAAGAAGCAGGGCCTGATCGAGGTGACCAGCATCATGATGGTCGACATCATGGTCCGGCATCCGCAGTCCTTTGCGGCCATCCTCGACGCCCGCGACGTCTGATCCGGGCGTTCCCTGACGGCGGGCATCGCGCCCGCCGTCGTCTTTTTCAGGAGAGCAAATCATGGCAGAAAAGAAAACCGTCGAAATCAAGCTGGATCGGAACTGCATCATCGATGGCGAGACCGTGCGCCGGGGCAGCAAGGTCCTCGTCGATGCCAATACCGCCGCGCTGCTGTGCGGGATCGGCAAGGCTCACGTGGCGAAGGAAGGCGAGAAGCACGAGCCCGTCAAGGAGCCGGCCACCGGCAAGGGCAGCGAGCCCGGCAAGTAATCCGTGGATCTGGTCAGCGACATTGCCGACATGCTCGACGACTTCGGCGTGGCCGTGCGCATCACGCCTGGCGTCGGCATGCGGTATGCGCTGACCGGGATCTTCGACATCGCCTATTACGAATATGACGACGTCAGTGGCGTCGGCATCGAGGGGCGTCAGCCGCGGCTGGTCTGCCGGTCGTCGGATCTGCGCAATCCGCAACATGGCGACCAGGTCGAGGTGGACGGCACGACGTACCGGATCACCAACGTCCGGCCGGACGGCACAGGAGTGACCGAGCTGTGGCTGCAGGCCTAGATTTCGACATGACCGCCGATTTTCGGCAGGCGGAACGCCTGCTGCACGGCATGCAGACCAAGGCCGTGCGCGCGGCGGCCAATTCGGCGCTGAACAAGGCCATGAAAACGGTCGAGCGGATCGCGGTGCGCCAGATTGCCGGCAAGGTTGGCCTGAACATGCGCGACACGCGGCGCTACATGCGGGTCCGGCGCTCGACCCGGCGCACGCTGGAGACGGCGCTGATCGGCACCGGCAAGCGGATCCCGGTGCATCTGCGCCAGGCACGGCAAACCAAGCGCGGGGTGACCTACAAGGGGATCGGTGGCAAGCGTCGGTTGATCAAGGGCGCCTATTTCCCGGGCGGCGACGTGAAGCGTGGCGCTTTCAAGCGGGTGGGCCGCCAGCGGCTGCCGGTGACCTTCCTGCGCACGGTGAGCATTCCGTTTCTCATGAAACAGCGCGCATTCGAGGACGCGGTGAATGCCATCGCGGCCCCGCGCTTCCGCGAGCTGTTCTCACGCGAACTGCGATTCTACCTGCAGCGCTATGGCTGATCACCGCGCCGAACAAATCCTGCAAGCCGTGGTGGCCACCGTCACGGGCCTGGCCACGACCGGCAGCCGCGTCACCCGGGCCCAGGCGACGCCGCAGGCCGCCGGCGCCCTGCCGGCGCTGGCGGTCTACCAGGGCCCAGACGTGCCACTCGATGCCGATCTGCAGAGCGTGGCGTTTCTGGATGTCGAGCTCACCGTGTATATCGATATCCTGGTCGCTACGTCGGCCCAGCAGGTGGATTCTCTGCTGAACCAGATCCGCGTCGAGCTCGCACAAGCCTTGTGGAGCGATTACCAGCAGGGCCTGTCCTTCGTCATCGAGATGCGCGAGGGCACGGCCGACGAGCCGATGCTGGTCGGGGAAGGCGAATGGCCTGCGGCCTCGATGCGCACGGCCTGGATCTTCAAGTACCGTCGGTCGCGCACCGACCCCAGCGCGTGAGGGAAATGAGATGAGCGAACGCCGAAAGAAAGTCGAGCCGCGCCAAGGCGGCCGAGAGGTCCTGAAGCCGGCCAGCGGCCAGGGCAAACCGCAACCGAAACAGGAGAAAGACGATGCTCGTGGCGCGTGAAGTGCTCTTGGCCAAGGTCGAGACGACCTACAACACCGATGCCGCCCCGGCGGCCAATACCGACGCGGTGCTGGTGGAAAACCTGAACTGGTCGTTCGAAGGCGCCCGCATGCACGAGCGCAAGCCGATCCGCTCCAGCATCGGCAAGCTGCAGCAGGTCTTCGGCGGCACGCTGCGCTCGGTGAGCTTCGACGTGGAGCTGAAGGGCCCGGGCGCGGCCTACAGCGCCAGCGTGGTGCCAGAGATTGGCGTGCTGCTGCGCGGCTGTGGCATGGCCGAGACCAT